TGCGGGGCGAAAGAAACTGTTCATGTAGTGGTGTCTCACAAACAGCCATTATTAGCGTCAGGGCGGACGGTGATCCGCCCGGGAGGTGGTCTATATACTGATTGAGAATTACATACCTTTTGGTTATGCCAACAGAATATCAAGACAAAAACTTGTATCAGATACAAACATGAGTGATCGGAAAATCCGTCAGGAATTGGAAGATGCACTACTGCTCAGAGGTACATTGGTTATCAATATTGACAATGGATATTTCCAACCGGATGGCAGCATGGAAGACCGGCAGAGAGCAAAGGAATATCTATTCCGGGAGCAGGCAAGGACGAGCAGTTGCAATAAGCGTTGTAAGGCTATACGGAAGTGCCTGACACCAAAGGCAGAGGATACAGGGCAGATGTCACTCAAAGAATTTGGAATATGGTAGGTGGGCTGAATGGATTACATAAAGCTGAGCCGAAAGATACTGGATTGGGAATGGTATGGGAATATAAATACCTGCCGTGTATTTATTCATATGCTTTTAAAGGCCTACTGGAAAGACAAGAAGATTGAGGGAACTGTGATCCCCAGGGGTTCATTTCCTTCATCGTATGGGCGATTAGCGGAGGAGACACAACTCACGGTTGACGAAGTAAGAACCGCAGTAAAGCATCTAATTTCTACCAAGGAGATTACCAAGCATGTAACCTCGAAATACACTGTATTTACGGTAAATAATTACGATGCTTACCAAATCATCCCAAGCAGTTTCCCAACCGATTCCCAAACGATTCCCAAACGATTCCCAACAAAAGAAGAATATAAAGAAGGGTATAATAAAAAAGAAGAACCTAAAGGTTCTAAGAAAAAATTTATCCCCCCGACCGTTGATGATGTTCGTGCCTATTGCCAAGAGCGGAACAATAAAGTTGATCCGCAGAAGTTTGTTGATTTCTATTCGTGCAAAGGCTGGATGGTTGGAAAAAATCACATGAAGGACTGGAAAGCAGCAGTGAGGACCTGGGAGAAATCCAGTAGGCAAAGCAGAGAGGCACCAGAGCAGAAGAAGTACGATGCCAACAAAGGGATGATGACATCGAACTACGGAGACATGTCAGAATTTGAAAAAGCTATGTTGGCAAATTGAAGGGAGAACGATGAGCAATCAAAATTATCGAAAGGCAATGGCCATTGAAGCCAAAAACAAGAAGAGGATACTGGAGATCAATCCTCACGTTGATGATGGCAGCGGTATATATTTCCTGACACGGATGGACGAGGACGGAATCCGTTATGCGTACATAGGGCAAGCTAAACATATGCTGACAAGACTGGCACAACACCTCTCAGGATATCAGCACATAGACCTGTCAATCAAAAATCATGGACTGTATGCCGCGGATAATATCACAGGCTGGAAAATCGGCTTTCTTCACTACCCGGAGGACAAGCTGGACGAGATGGAGCAGAAATACATCCGGCAATATGCCAAGTCCGGTTACCAACTTAGGAATAAAACAGCCGGCGGTCAGGGAGAGGGTAAGAAGCAGATTGATGACTACCGCCCCTCTAAAGGTTATAGGGACGGCATAGAGCAGGGTAAAAGGATGTTGGCGAGGGAATTACTGGCTATCGCAGAAAAGCACCTTAAAATCGATCTGAGAGAAGATAAGAGGGGAAATAAGGTTTCTCAGAAGCAATATGAGAAATTCATGGCACTGATCCATGCGGAGGGCAACGATGAAAGCGTACATGATAGTGACGAATGATGAATTGGAACTGCCGGTGAAGATGGATATCTTTGGTGCAAAAGCCGCGGCTGATTATCTGGGGATCACGGAACAGACATTTCGGACCTGCCTGCATAGGGATTCATGGTGCCGGAAAACACATAGGTATAAGGCTGTGGTTGATGAAGATGCCACGATAAGGCTACGGGAAGAGCGCAAGGCAGAGATGGATGCACATTGGAAATATAAGCGTGCATTTGACCCTGCATACCGAGAGAGAAGGCATAAATACGACAGAGAAAGGTGGATAAAGAAACGTGAGCAGAGGATTTCACAGTGAGGATGAATTGCGGGAGATGGAAGAACATCCAGGAGAGATGTCAAGGCATATCGGACGGACGAAACCATATGACTGCAGCTATCCGGCAATGTCGGAGAAACCAAAGATACATGCTGGAAGAAGTGAGAACCATGAAGATATATGCCGTGAAGAATGACAATGACAGCTACCCGAATATTGGGGATGGACTGTTGGAAGTCTCAGAAAGCCGACAGACATTCTTCCGGTTGGTGGGGAGTAACCGGCATTACCCGTACAGAGATTTTACTTTTTATGACCGAAACGGAGTGCCGATACCGAAGCAGTTTTTAAGAGTGTGAGAAAGGAGTGGATGCAAGATGAAGTTTATCGTGACTTTATCAGATATGGTTGGAGTGGTATTGATCGCATTGTTGGTTTTTGTATGGATAATCTTTGGAATGATTATCTTGGTAAACATTGTGAAAGATAACATCAAGTACAGGATCGACAAATGGAAAAGAGAAAGAGAAGTCATGAAGGAATGGGAAAGGATCAATAATGGAGAGACTGACAGAAAGAAATCCGTCATGGATTGATGATGAAATGTGGGAAAGGGCATGCGAACCGGATTGTGAGGAAATAGATGCTGTTTATCGAAAACTCAAAGCCTATGAGGATGCGGAGGAGCAGGGATTGCTACTGCGGTTGCCGTGCAAGGTGGGAGATACAGTTTATGTAGTCACTTCTCCATTTAATGTGTTTGATGATATTGAATATGATGAGAACATGAAAGACGAAGTCTATGAAGCTTATGTTTCTAGTGTATCATTTTATGAAAGCGGAGAACAATATAGAATTTACGCTAAGGTAACAAATCATTTTATAGGAGTATATTTTAGAGAATGTGATTTTGGCAAAATAGTATTCTTAACAAAAAACGAAGCCGAAGCCAAGCTGGCAGAAATGGAAGGTGCGGAATGAAGAGAGAAGAAGCTATCAAGGATTTGGACATTATCAGGTTTAATCCTCATTGGGATGAACTTGTAAATGAAGAATATCGAAAAGAACTTATGGAAATGGCAATCACTGCCTTGCAGAATCAGCCAGTGTGGATTCCAGTAAGTGAGAGACTGCCGGAAGAATCTCTTAATAGTGTAATAGGATGGGATACATATCGAAACCGTTGTTGCTTTGTACAATATTTGGGAGGACGGTTTGTCCTCGGTGATGATAATGATAGCGTAAATGTCACAGCCTGGATGCCACTGCCGGAACCGTACCGGGAAAGCGAGCCACATAAGCAGACCAACGCAGACCGGATCAGGAGCATGACGGACGAGGAGTTGGCAATGGCGCTATTATGTGTCCTGCGGAATTTATTAAAAAGTGACAAGGTATGTAAGGATTGTACATTGGCATGGTTACAGAAAGAAAGTGAGGAATGAGGATGCAGGATAGATATTTATTCCGTGGAAAGCGGATTGATAACGGGGAATGGGTAATTGGAAATCGTATTGATGATGGTGTAACAGGGCAAGTATTTATTCATACAGTTGGTAACTCGGTAAATGAGAGTGATAAGGTCGGAGAAGAAGGATGTTTGCAGTTTGTGGCATTTGAGGTAGCCCCAGCCACAATTTGCCAGTGTACCGGACTTAAAGACAAGAACGGTAATCTGATTTGGGAGAATGATATTGTTAAACACTACAATGATGATGCACATCCAGAAAGCTATTGCACAGGCACTGTACTTTGGGATGAGAATTATGCCGGATTTTATCGGACAAGTAAAGAGTATGGATTATCAAAACCACGTATAAATAGTGATTGTATTTATGAGGTTGTCGGAAACGTATTTGACAATCCGGAACTGTTGGAGGAGTAATATGGCGACATGCAAACGCAAGAATCGTAATTGTCGGTATGTGTATAATCAAAATTCTTACCAGTGCAAGAAATGTATTGAGGAAAATTTAAATCAATATCCGATTACCTGCGAAGATTGTCATTACGGTGGTTGGGGAATATGCAATAAAAGAGGTAAGAATCAGCGGAGAATGAGACCTTGTGAGGATTTTAAATGGAGTTAAGGAGGGTAGCCATGACGGAGAATGAAGCAAGTGTAATTTTGAATGCAGAACTAATACATCATTCAGAAGTGTCTATTTTTTATGAAGCACTAAGTAAAGCAATCAAGGCACTGGAAGAGGTGCAGCAGTACCGCCAGATCGGCACGGTGGAGGAATGCCGTGAAGCTGTGGAAAAGCAGACAGCCATAGAACCGGAAAAGGTTAATATCCCTTGTACGTCATGGACAAAAGCACATATGAGGTACAGATGTTCCTGCGGTAGTTTTTTGACATCATATGATGATTATTGCAATAAATGTGGCCAGAAATTGAAATGGGGTGATGGAAAATGACGGATCTGTCTTATGACTTTAAAAAGCAGGAGACGAAGAAGAACGGAAACTATTATTACAAAAAAGGAATGGGAAAAAGAGAAATTCCCGATATGTCTCCGTATCAGTATGGCTCATTGTTGAGCAGAAAGAAAAGAGGTAGGAGATGAGTGAAGAACTTAAGCCGTGTCCATCATGTAAGAGAAAAAGTGCTATCTTATGCGAATTTTACGTAAAATGCATGAATTGTGGAAGAATGATGATGTTGAAAGAAGATTACAATGAAGAAAAGCTGATTGAAGCATGGAACAGGAGGGCGAACGATGAGACTGATTGATGCGAGCGAATTGAAGGATTTTTTCTTTTCAGAGACAAGTGGTACAGAAGAAATCATTCACGATTTAATGCAAAAACATGGGTTAAATTATGCCAATGGCATAAACGAAGATACAGTTATGTATTTTGCAATAGATTTTCTGGAAAGAGTGCAGAATGTCATTGATACACAGCCGACCGCCTACGATCCGGACAAGGTTGTAGATCAGTTAAACGACAAGTTCAGAGTCGTGCGAACTGATGAAGACTTGGAATGGAACAGGGCAATGGATGAAGCAATTACAATCGTGAACGGAGGTGGAGTAGATGGCAATTAAACCGATTTTATTCAATACAGAAATGGTTCGGGCGATTCTGGACGGACGGAAGACCTGCACCCGGCGTATATGCAAAGATGCAAATGAGTATACCGTACCGGATATGGATTTTTACAATGCTGACAGGAGGACTTATGCAGTACATAACTTTGCTGATAAGGAACAGATGGAACAGTTAAGTACAGCGGAGAGAACCTGTCCTATCTGTCCAGGCGATATCTTGTATGTACGGGAAACATGGGAACATTTTGATTGTTGTTGTTGCGAGGGAGACGAACATGGAAATTGTTACCAAGAACCACAACAGAACGTCTTGAATAAAAGCTATGGCTGTTATATGTACCGGGCAACAGATGAAATATATGGAGATGCAAGGTGGCACCCATCTATCCACATGCCGAAAGAAGCAGCTCGTATCTGGCTGAAAGTTACGGATGTAAGAGTAGAGCGGTTGCAGGAGATTACACCAAAGGACTCTGAAAATGAAGGCGTTGGAAATCTTTTCTACGAAGATATAGGGTACAGTGAAAAAAATTATGGAACAGAAGTAGATCCAGAGTATGGGATTGCAAAGGAGCAATTTGCTTGGCTGTGGGAATCAACCATCAAGAAATCCGACATTGACCGCTACGGTTGGGGCGCTAATCCGTGGGTGTGGGTTATCGAATTTGAACGGTGCGAGAAGCCGGAAGGAGTGTGATGCAGATGGAACGAGTTGATTGTACCAACATTGAAAATATCGAGGTTAAGTTTGATGAATATGAAGTACTTTATCAAAAAAATAACGACTTTAAGCGGTACGTTGACCGCTACTGTACCAAGCATCGTGTCAGCGTGGATGAAGCCTTACAGCACTATCTGGTGAGGATGGCGGGCAGGATGTACAAGGAGCAGGAAGAAACGATAGTTAGATAAAACCAAGAAAGGAGCCGAGACTCTGCGCAGAGTGAAGCATATGCGGTCTCCTTGAAAAAATGAAAGCACATTGTTTGTTTGAACAGTCAGGAACTTTTAAAAATGCGTTTAGAAAATATGGAATAGATTCTTATGACTATGATATCCAAGATGAATTTGGAGAAACTGATTATGTGATAGATTTATTCAAAGAAATTAGGGGGGGGTATGACGAAAAACAAAGCATATTTGATGGCATAAAAGAGGATGACATTATACTTGCATTTTTTCCATGCACATATTTTGAATGCCAAAATCAGTTATGGTTTGCCGGAAATAATTATGCTCAAAAAGGATACAGTGACGAAAAAAACTGTGAACTGGTAATAAAAAGGCACAAAGAATTAAATGAATTTTATGAGGTTTTAAATAAGCTTGTAATAATTTGCATAAGGAGAAATTTGAAACTGATTATTGAAAATCCATATAGCCAGCCACACTATCTTACAACATATTGGTGTATAAAACCAAGCATTATTGATACAGACAGAACAGCAAATGGAGATTTCTATAAGAAACCTACACAGTATTGGTTTATAAATTGCAAACCTAAAAATAATCTTGTGTTTGAAGCAATAGATTATGTGGAGAAAAAAGACATTGTAAAGGCAAAGGCAACAAACTTTACATCAAGAAAGACAGAACGCTCAATGATTCATCCACAATATGCAGATCGTTTCATTCGACAATATGTTATTGATGAAGAAATATGGAGGAAGTGAAAACAGCAACTCAAAAGTGAAATAGTAACTCAAAATTTGAGTTAATAAGTGAAAAATTTAATTAAAAATTTGAGTTTCTATTTGAGTTCCACTCAATAATTCAAAAGCAAGTTAAAAAAACAGGAGGAAAATTACATGAAATATTGCATTGAAACAACGGATAATGGTTGCATTGAAACCTTGGAAATTTCTGATAGAAAATTTCAGAGAGAATCCATAAAAACAGAATATGGTTGTACATCTTCTGATCCTGATTTTTCGGATCAGTTGGAAGAAGCAGGGTATTGTGATGAAATCGTGGAGAAAGTATATGACTTATATGATGGGTGCGAAACTCTTGATTTTATTCAGCTGGCAGAACTGGTAAATGAGTAACTTTGAATTGCGAAAAGATGAAGATGATGTACAGCTGGGATATGTCCTGATCTTAATGGAGTTCGCAGGTGGAGAATATACTGGCCGGACAGAGGTGCGCCGGATACGGTACGTGCTCCGGGATTTACCAGAGTATGGATTGATGCCAGGATAATGTATCATCGGATGGTAAAGGAGGATGCTATGAAAAATAAAAATGTGTGGTTTGCTTATGCAGCAGCTTGGATATCTACGGCAACAGCGGTGATATTTGCTATCAAATATACCGGATCAGCGTGGTGTTTAGTGGCACTGGTGCTGCCGGCAATGCAAAAGATAAGTATCAGCAATGATGAAGAGAATGGTAAATAACTTAGGAGGTGAAGTGAGATGGCTATAAATGCAAAATGTAATGATTGCAAGGAACCAACGAAATATGTGGTTGGCTTTTTCGATGGCAAGAATGGAATCCACGGTTGCCTTTATGATTGCCACAACGAGGAATGCCCAATAAAGCAAATAATGGAAGCATCTGCATCGAAAGATATTCAGGAAATGGCAAGAATACAGTTAGCCAACGGAGACAAATGGATGTACGCAGGCTATATTGCAGCACTAAGAAGAGATGCAAAAGTGTCCATGTTTAAGATGGCACAGATTGCCGGATGCGATCCTGCGGAATATAGTGCGTACGAGCACGAGCGGAAAGAGTTCGATCCGAAAGTGTATCAAAGATGCAAAGAGTACCTGAATACGGTGAGAAATTGAGTATGTAACTTAGAATTTAATGGAGGTACGAGTATGGATTTTTTAACAAATTTGGACAGTGAAACATTAAAGGCAGAATTATTAGCCTTTTTAGAACTTGGAGATGATGAATTCGATATATCTTCGATGGGAAAATTTGAAGAGCAGTTTGTAGAATTTATCAAAGATGATTTGTCTTATGCGGATTAATTAGAATTTAGTGGAGGAACAATGAAACGAGGAGAAATAACAAGTTTCCTGGGAGATCTGTTGGTCACTGATCGGCTTTGCAAAAGAGGAAAGTATTACGCAAGCGAAGTGAGCATAGACTACGTAACAAGTGATGTTAAAAGAGTTGATTTCATGCAATTTGAGCCTTCTGGAGTAACTGCAATCAGTGCGATAGAAAAAGGGATATTCACTTGCTATGAAATCAAGAGCTGCAAAGAGGATGTATTTAGTGGGAACGGATTGAATTTTCTGGGAGAAAAGAATTATATAGTTACTACTATGGATTGCTATAAAAACATCCAAGAGGATTTAAGAAACGGAAAGCTGGCTAAGCATATTCGAGAATGCAATCCAAACTCTTCACTATACTACGGGATAATGGTTGCAATACCGGAATATAGAGATCCTGCGGATGAATACGAGAATCCTACGCCACTGGATACAAATACGGGGTGGAAGCTTGAAATAATAATACCATGCAGACAGGGAGAGCGAAAAAGATCCATAACAGAGATGCTATTTTATATGCTAAGGAGTGGTCATTAGCTTGAACTAAACTGAAATTAGGAGTTTCTTTGGGAGAATGGAGGGAGTGAAAATGTCAGACATTACAGAAATTATTAATACTATAGAAAAATCATGGGGAGTGAATTCTATTGGTAGTCCTTTCGGTTCATGCACAGAGAAATTTGCGAACGAAAAAATGATAGAAATTGCCAATAAAAATAATTTTCCTGATGATGTACTTAAATTGATTAAAGCTAATCCGATTAAGTTTCATAAATATCAGAAATTTGATAATGGGCGTGGCATAGGTAGATACTATGCAAATTTGGTAAGACAACTATTATAAGGATCTGGCAGAAAACATTGATGATTTGAACTGAAATATTAGGATTTAGTGGAGGAATACTATGGACAATGAGATTATTTTCTTCAATTTGGTAAGAATCGAGCGAGGAAGAGAAAAGCTTTGCAAATGCAATCCACCTCATTACGAGGTCGATACGGTAAACAGGATTGTAAGCTGCCAAGATTGCGGTGCTACGGTAGATGCTTTTGATGCTCTGCTTACATTGGCGAGGCGGTATGAGCTGCTGGAGGATGAACAGCGGAAAATGCTATCTAAAGCCAAAACATACAGTGAACTGGCAGATGCTGAATTCAAACGGATGCGAAAGAATAAAGTATTCCGAGAAATGGAGGAACATTACAGAAAAGGTTTATATCCTATATGCCCTAAATGCGCAGAACCCATTGATCCGGTAGATATTCGGGAATGGACAGCGCATCTGGAGTAAACTGAAATAGAGGGTCAGCCGTTTGACCGTTCAAGATGACCTTATAAACTTCTGAGACGGTACCACGATATTTAGCCTTCTGCCGAAAAACGAAGGACGGTTTTGCTGTTTTTGCGATAAGAAAGCAGCATTTAAACTGAAAGAGGGTATGAAATAACTCTTCCAAATTCTATGCCTTTTGTTCCGTCTTGCAAATTAACAATATGCACGGTTTCCGAATCGTAAATAATAATGTTTATTTCGTCTGGCTCTGCTCTGCCTGTGTAAGGATTACAATAAATGCAATTGCTTCCATCCTCCATGTAACATAAATACATTTTTGCTAATTCTTTCATAATTTCCACCTTTTAACCTTTCGTTTGTAAATTTGCTTCAATGCAATCAATGATAAATTGATTTAGGCTCTTCCCTGATGCTTCCGCAGCGGATCTGTACTCCTCTTTCTTTCCTTTCGGAATACGAATCCTGATTTCATCCAGTGTTGACAGATATTTTTTTGCATATCCAAGTTGCTTTTGCGATACTGCCATGTCATCAACTCCTTTCAATGAGTATAATAGCACATTCCTATTGCTATGGGAACATATAAAATGCACAAAAATATGGGAACATATTTGTATAATTTGACAATTGAAACTATGGGAACATAGTTATATAATAGCATCATAAGGAACAGCAAACAACCACTTGAAAGGATGGGTAAAAGATATGAAAGTTAAAGATTATTTGAAAAGCAATACAAATAAAATAGCATACACAATTAAAGATAGTAAAAAAAGTTATTTATGCAATATTTTTGAAGCAAATAGTTATTTTGGAAATAATGATATAAAAAAGATAGCATACAAATACAATAATGAGCAATTACCTATTTTGTATTTGCAATAAAGACCAACCGAGC